ATGACTGAACAAATCACACTTGAGCAAGCGACTGAGCTTGTCAGCTTCAAGAAAAGACTCAATGGTACCTGGAAGGTGCTGACTGTCTACGATGATGTCCATGGTGATGTCATTGGTAAAGTCAGTGGTTCAGTACGCGGCTCTGTCGGTGAAGTAGTAGGCAATGTCTATGGTAATGTCTATGGCTATGTCAGTGATGATGTCTGTGGTGATGTCTATGGTTCTGTCGGCACTGTCCATGGTACTGTCCATGGTCATGTCCATGGTACTGTTAATAGTACTATCAATGGCAGAGAGTGGCAGTTCGTTGAAACTCCCCTAGAAAAGCTTGAGCGTTTAATCCAGGAGTCTGGAGATCAAGAACTAATCGAAGCATTCAATCAACAACAACAGGAGGAGAACAACTGATGACTAAACACCCACTGACTGATAAGATCGCTAAGGAGCTTTCATCTTGGCACCTAGATATTCTTGATCCGTATCTGGCAGACGACCACAGAAGCGACATGCGTGTCGCTGCCGATTGGCAGTTGGAGCAGGTGGTGAAATGGCTTAAGTCTGAACTTGGTCGTGCCGGCTATGGCCACGAGATTGACGTTTACGACGTCCTTGAAGACCTCAAACAAGCAATGCGCCCACAAGTGTCAACAATGGTTGAACAACAACAACAACAACAGGAGAACAGCTAATGGGAATGTACACAGAAATCTACGTCAACGTGGACCTAAAGGAAGAAACTCCACAAGAAATCATTGACACGCTCAGGCAGTTATGCGCAAACGTGCAACCGGATAGTTTTCCAGACAGAAGTTCGTTGCTATTCAATAACGGCAGTTACTACACGCCATACACTTATGTGCGCTCGTTGACATACGACAGAAACTTGTCGCGATGGTCATTTCTCGGCAAAGGTGATCTTAAGAATCACAGCGAGGAGGTTGAGCACTTCTTTAACTGGTTGATGCCATGGGTTGATGGGCTCCCTGGTGACTTTGTTGGATACCACCGTTACGAAGGAGATCAAAAACCTACTCTTGTTTTTATTCCCGAGGAGAACAACTCATGACCAGCTACATCGCAAGAACAGGACGAGTCCAGAGTTGGCTCGACAACCCTGAGTCACGTCTACCAGTATCATGCACCGTCTTCGCTGTTGAAGACACAATGGAAGGTCCCAATGGAATCGAAGCCTCTTGGAAATTCGTCTCACATGCCCTACGGAATGCAGCCGGAGTCGCTGTACAACTATCTAAACTCCGTCCGAGAGGTACAGAGAATGGAAAGGGCCTCGTCTCTTCTGGCCCAGTGTCGTTTGCAAGGCTGTACTCCGGGCTTAACGAAGTACTTAGAAGAGGTGGCACATATAAGAACGGGGCCTGTGTGATCCACCTGGATCTCAATCACCCCGATGCTGAGGAGTTTGTTGACGCCACACGCCAGGAACTTCCTTGGGTTAAAAAGTGTCTTGATGTCACTTCTGAAATCTGGAATGAAACTCCCCTCCCACTCCGAGCTAAGATCCTACGAGGCATCCAAGCCGGGGACCTCTGGCTCTCAAAGATCAAATATGATCAGAATGACCAGAGAATTCATAGCAACGTATGTCTTGAGATTTACCTCCCCAGCCGAGGAACATGTTTGCTCGAACACGTCAACCTTGGTCAGTGTGAACTTGACGGGATTGTCCCCGCTTTCGCTGAAGGTATGTCCAACTTGTGCAGCCTCCATTCAAAGACAGGTGTCGGAGCAACTGGAGAATACCTCGCCCCTGAGGAAGATAAGCAAGTCGGTCTTGGAGTTCTTGGGTTGGCCAACCTTCTCAGACGTTACGGTGTCTCCTACGCCGCGTTCGGGGAGGCCTTAGCTCTTGTCAACGAACTCGACGTTGAGTGGACCCCTGCTCTCTGCCTTGCTCGTGAGTTTGTTATTGCCATTGCTGGGGCTGCTGACATTGCTCGTGCTAACGGAATGGCTCGTGCATTCACTATTGCCCCAACAGCCTCCTGCTCCTACAACTACACAGATCTCGACGGGTACACAACAGCCCCTGAGATTGCCCCACCCATCAGTCGTCAGGTTGATAGGGATAGTGGAACCTTTGGGGTTCAGTCCTACGACTATGGAGACGTGGAGATCGCCTCTGAAGTAGGCTGGGAAGCTTATAAGTCAGTGGCTGACGGTATCTGCAAACTGTTCACTGATACTGGCCTCTTCCATGGTTACTCATTTAACAGCTGGAGTGACGTAGTTACCTATGACGAGGAGTTTATTCAGGATTGGTTCGCCTCTCCTCAGACCTCTCTCTATTACGCCCTTCAGGTTATGCCTGACACCTTACGCAAGGATGATGCCTCGGCCATCCTCGATGACTCATACGCAGATCTCTTCAACTTTGGTGATGAAGAGGAGGACAGCTTCTGTTCTTCCTGCGCAGAATAGAACCCTCGGCCCCTGTCTCTTCGGAGATGGGGGTCTTTTTTTTTTGCTTTACCCTCTAGTACAAATGTCCTCATATACAAAAGTTTCCTCCAGAAAAAGAACCTGGACCCCAGTAGCCGTCACTAAGGGTGAAGTGAAAGAAGGGTCTGAAGAGACACTACTTCGCTGTCTGTCTCTTCGCGCGCTTGAACTCCCTGTCAAAGAGATGCTGGCCCAGGGTCTAGAAAGAGACCTACCTGATGACCCTGGCGTCATCCCTGCCCTACGCTCCAACATGGCCGATGAAGACAAGCATGACCGTGCTCTCAATTACATTGTCGATGTACATGGGACTGATGCTAGAGCCGAGCGGGAGGCTCAAAACATCCTCAAGGCGTGGTATCAAGCCCCCGAACATCCTATTCTCAAGACTGCTATCTTAGAGCGGTCAGTCTTCTTTGTGTTGCTTCCCTTCTTCCGTTTCAACGGAGACGTGGGGATCCGAACTGTAGCTAGTGACATCTCAAGAGATGAGCAAACTCACGTAGCAATCCATGCCATGGTCGCTCATGACCTTGGTCACAAGACTACAGCCAATCTAAACAAACTCCGACGGGCAACCGTAGCTTGGGCTATGGAAAGCCTCGGCACAAATAGTGAGGACAAGTACCTCAACAAAGACTTCTGGATCCAACAATCCGATAGTCTCTATACCAGAGGCAAGGCTGAAGGGCTAGCTGAAACACAGCGTGCCAGGATGCCTTCGTTCTTTGAAACATCTAACGTCAACCTACCGCAATATGGATAAGCAACTCTCTCCAGAAGATGTGTTTGGAGGGGACACCTTCCTCACCAAACTCTGTGATGAGTTAGATAATATGTATCCACCCATCAACCCAACCCCAGCAGATAATGACCGCCTGATAATGTTCAGGTCTGGTCAGCGTTCTGTTGTCGAATACATCTTAGCTAAGAAAGGATTTTAATTATGTGTGCAGGAGGAGGGCCATCGATGCCCGAAATGCCAAAGCCTCAACCGCTCCCGGAACCACCCCCAACACCCCCAGCCCCAGCCCCACTACCAGAGCCCGAAGCTCCCACTCCCCCTCCTGTAGCTGTTCCCCAAGGGGATGCAGATGCAGTTAAGGTGAAGAAGCGTAGGACCAAGCGACAGGAGCAACAGCAGCACTCTTCAGGTACTAATGCCTTACGCATTCCCCTGAACACAGGCACCGCCTCTAAAGGACCATCTTCAGGTTTAAATATTCCTAAGTAACTATGAAAGATCAAGCCCAATCTAGGTATAGTCAGCTCCGTGCTGAGCGTGAGAACTTCCTAGACACGGGCCGTAAGTGTGCAGCTCTCACTCTCCCCTACCTCCTTACCGAGGAAGGTGAGACTGAAGGAGGTACACTTCACAGCCCCTACCAATCAGTGGGAGCTAAAGGCGTAAACGTGCTCAGCTCTAAGTTGATGCTGAGCCTCTTCCCAATCAACACAAGCTTCTTTAAGCTGCAAATCAACGATGCGGAATTAGCTAAAGTCCCTGAACTTGACGGTGAAAAGGTACGCTCTGAGATCGATCTAAGCCTCTCAAAGATTGAGAAGGTGGTGATGCAGCAGATCGCAGAGACTACTGACCGTGTTCAGTTAACGGCTGCAATGAAGCACTTGATTGTCACAGGCAACGTATTACTTTATGCGGGGAAGGAGAGTCTGAAGCTATACCCACTAGACCGTTTTGTAACAAGTAGAGACGGTAATGGTACTGCCGTGGAGATGTTGACTAAGGAGGTCGTAGACCGTAGTCTCCTGCCTAAAGAATTCCAGGCTATCTCACCCGGTATGGGTGGTACTGATTCCAATGCTGTCGGAGAAGATGGGCCTAAGTTTGGCGTGTCTACTGGTAGCAACAAGGGGTCTGATGTCAACAACGCTATTGTCTACACCCACGTCAAGCTTGTAGGGAAACGCCATAAGTGGTATCAAGAGTGCGACGGTAAGGTGATCCCAGGATCTAGGTCTAGCAGCCCCCTAAAGTACTCCCCATGGATGCCTCTCCGCTTCAACGTTGTAGACGGGGAAAGCTATGGGCGTGGCCGTGTTGAAGAGTTCTTTGGTGACCTCCAGTCCCTAGAAGCTCTCATGCGTGCCATGGTTGAAGGCTCATCAGCTGTTGCCAAGATTATCTTCCTGGTCAGCCCCAGTGCCACTACCAAGCCTAAGTCTCTCGCGGATGCTCCTAACGGTGCCATCATCACAGGTCGCCCTGAAGATGTAGGTGTCGTACAGGCTAATAAGGCAGCTGACTTCCGTACAGTCATGGAGATGATCCAGAGTCTCACTCAGAGGCTCTCAGATGCCTTCCTGGTGCTGTCTGTTCGTCAGTCTGAACGAACTACCGCAATGGAGGT